CAAGAGATCAGCCTTACCAACGAGGCTACCGGGCAGAATTACAAGCTCAAGCGCCCAGGCGTTCTGGCGCAATTCCACCTGGTAGAAGTGCTGGGCGAAACTGCAAAGAATGAGGTCTACATGGGGCTGGCTTTCCCGCTCATGTACGTCACCGAGATCAATGGTGAGCCTGTATTTGAGCCGCGCACCAAGGCTGAGTTCGAAGCCATTGTGCAGCGCCTTGACTTTGATGGCGTCAATTTCATCCCGGTAAAGGTGCTTGAGCTTTTCGGTAACGAAACGCCTGAAAAGGATAAAGCAGCCATAAAAAAATAGTACGCGCCACACCGATTAAAGAGGCTCTTTGGCTTGTAAGAAACGGAGTGCCGTTTGATGTGGCGTTCTCGCTTGATGATATTACCCGCGCTGCCTGGAGCATTATTTTCTCTGAGATCGAGGGTAGTAAATTCAACTTTGAAACGATGGGCTGGGATGCAACATGAGCCGAGAATTCGACAGCATAACCAGCTTTTTAGTGCATTTAGCAGAGGTTGAGGTCGGCATTCACGCAGCGCTTCACCGTGGGCTTGATAAAGCACTTGAGGTCATCGAAAAGGATGCAAAGGGGCGAATTGGTAACTATCAGGACGCAGTAGGGCCATTCCCGGAGTGGGCTGAGTTAGCTGACAGCACCGAGGCCGAAAAAGAGCGCCTTGGCTTCCCTTCCGGCGCACCGCTGGAAAGAACTGGCGAAATGCGCGACTCCATTGAACGCGAAATAGTAGGGCTTGAAGGTGTAGTTGGTTCAAAAGACGACATAGCCGAATATCAGGAATTTGGCACCGATCGCATACCGCCTAGACCATTTATCGGCCCTGCTGCATTCGCCAATAAAGACAAAATTCAGAAGATTTTAGGGCATGCCATCGTTGAAGGTCTGGTCGGCGGCGAGGTGATACACGAGGCTCTTGAATACGACTTTGAGGTTTAGGGGAGCATCGCCCATAGCGCCAACATGCCGAAGTAGGCAAATACCAGGGCGAAGCCGATAAGGATTGCCCCACAAATCAGAATAAGCGCTTTTTCACCCGCTGGCATTTGAAGTTTCAAACGCACACCCGGGCGATCTGCCACGACATTTGGGTATTGCACCCATTTGACATGCTCAGCAAACCACTCATGCACTCTGTCTGTTAAACGACCCATATCGGGGATTATATTATGTTTGAAGCCTATAAAGTAGCCGTCAAGTTATCGCTGATTAACGGCGTGAGCTCAGGACTCATTTCAATGGCTTCGCAATTCAGCGTGCTCAACAAGCATATTGGAACTACGCAGACCAGTTTGACCGATGTTGAAAAGAGGCTGGCGAGCATCAAGCGCACGGCGCTAGTAGGCGGCGCATTGGTCGGCGTCGGCGCATTTGGCCTGACATTATTCCGCGCCCCCCTTGAGGAGGCGAAACTCTGGCAAACTGAAGTCGCTAAATTCAGTTCGCTCAACCTGGGCGATAAGGTCAATAACGATGCGCAGAAATTCGCCATCGGCATGAAAACCTACGGGACCAGCGCCCGCGACAATCTGAACATGCTGCGCGATGCGCAAACCGTACTGGGTGACTTCGATCACTCGAAAATGGTTATGCCATTGCTATCCAAGATGCGCTTCGCCAATCAAGCGATGTACGGCGCTGAGGGTGGAGGAACTAACGAGCGCGCCTTCATGGATATGCTCAAAGTGATCGAGCTGCGCCGTGGTCTGAACAGCCCGGAGGCATTCGCCAACCAAGCAAACCGCATTCAGCAGATCGTCACCGCATCCGGTGGACGTGTAAAGGGTAGCGACTACCTGCAACTGATTAAAACGGGCGGTGTAGCGGCAAAGAGCCTCACCGACGATGCTTTCTACTACAAGATGGAGCCGTTGATTCAGGAAATGGGCGGAAGCCGTATCGGCACCGGCATGATGTCGGCGTACAACAACCTGATTCTCGGTCGCACCACTGTACAGACGGCAAAAGAGTTGCAACGCCTTGGCTTGCTGGATTCAAAGCACATTGAGTACAACAGCATCGGCATGATTAAACGCATTCTGCCTGGTGGACTCAAGGGCGGCGATTTGATGATGCAAGATCCGATGGCGTTCCTGCAACAAGTCATGCTCCCGGCCTTCGCAAAGAAGGGAATTACCAGCGAACAAGACACGCTGCGCGAGCTCGGCATGGTATTCAGCAACCGCACGGCTTCAAACCTGTTCTCAACCATGTTCCTGCAAATGGACAATCTGAAACGGCGCGAGGGTATCAATCGCGGCGCCATGAACATTGACCAACTGGATATAACGGCCAGAAAAACACTTGCCGGAGGTGAGATCGAGTTAGAGGCGAAATGGAAAGACGCGCTGCGTGAGCTCGGCCTGGTTGTGTTGCCTATCGCTATCAAAGCGGTGCAGGGATTGACCGAAACGCTCAAGGGCGTCATTGCGTTCACCCGCGAATATCCTAACCTCACCCGTACCCTAATGGTAGCGCTTGGTATCGTTTCCACGCTATCTGTGCTGGGCGGCTCATTCCTTTTATTCAGAGCCGGACTATCTGCAATCAGCCTGATTCTAACGGGCGGCGCGGGCGCTGCAGCAGCAGGCGGCCTTGGCGCTACGCTGCTTGGAATTGGCACGGGATTAGGTGCGCTCGCGGTTAATCTGACAATCCTGTACGGCGCATTAAAAGCTGGTCAATGGGCTGGTGGCGGCGTGGTGGATTACGCCAACAAGGCATTTGCGCCCAAGGGTTACGACAGCGTGGCCGATTGGTATGTGGGAAATCACTCAGGCGGCAATTATGTGAAGCCTGGACAAGCCTCAAATGGCGGCGGCAAGATGGGCGACGTTTACCTGGATGGCCGCAAGGTCGGCAATATTGTGACCAAGCACCAATCCCGGGAAGCTGAGCGCCCAATGGGCGGCCTCAGCGGTTTTGATACCCGCATGTCACTGCAACCAATAGGCGCAATGTAATGGCCGCGGATACGGTTGTCACGCTCGACGATTTTGAGTTTGCGAACTTCGAAATACCCGAAAAAATACGTTTCGGCGGTCAGCAAATACTTGCAGTGCATCGTCTCGTTGGCGGTAAGAAAGTCATTGACGCTATGGGGCGCTCTGATGAGCCGCTTGTATGGAGTGGTATTTTCACGGGCTCCACGGCTGATGATCGAGCTCGCTACCTGGATGGCCTGCGCATAGCCGGTAAAACACATAAGGTAACGTGGGGTGAACATTCATTTGATGCCGTAATACAAGATTTCGTGGCTGAATATGAGCGTTTCTACCATATCCCATACACCATCAAGCTTGAGGTTATCAGCGACCTTACCAGCCCGATTACCGGCGTTGCCGATCAGGGCATGGATGAGGTCATCACTCAGGATGTGGCGGACGCCGATGATTTGACCGTGCAAATTAATGATGACCCGCTCACCGGGCTCATGGGTACTTTTGATTCGGCAATAAGCTCTGTTTCCAGTATTGCCAAGGCTACCACGGCTGAACTCAACTCTGTACTTTCACCACTGGCCGATGTGAGGCAGAGGATTGACGTGTTGCTGGGTTCTGTGGGCGGCGTTGTACGTAGTGTGACCACCATTGGCGGCGTGTTGCCCAACAATCCAATTGCGCAACAGGCTCAAAACCTGCTCAACCAGGCATCGAATATGACGCAATACCCGGCGCTGCTGGATTTAAAGGGCATCACCGGGCGCATACAAATGAATCTAACGAATGGCCTGGTGCCTGACGGCATTCTCACCAAGGCTGGCGGCAATCTGTTTGACATGGCATCAAGCCAACTGGGTGATGCGAGCAAGTGGGACGTGCTTGCCAAGGCAAACGGGCTGCTTGACCCAATGCTGAAGGGTATTAATGACGTGAAAGTGCCTACCTTAACCCCAACGGGCGGAGGTCTGATAAGCGGGTGTTTTGATGCTTAATACGCCATTAACCCGCTCATTTGTTCGACCACCAAGGGGAGCGGTAAAGGTAAATGGGCTGCTGACGCCTGGCTGGATTGATTGGGAGGTGGACAACAACGGCTTCTACCAGGCCGACACGTTCCGCGTCAGTTTTGCCATATCTGAATTACCGGATGCGGCCAATGCGCAATTCTGGGCGACGGCCAGCGATATTTCGATTGAGGTTTTTGCGGGCATTCCAAACGACCCGGACAACTACTCGCCATCCGACCTTAAAAGCCTGATTCTGGGCAATACGGATGACATTACCTATAACCCGGTGAACGGGACCATAGAAGTTGCTGGGCGCGACTACACATCGAAATTCATTGACACGAAAACATCCGAGAAGTGGCCCAACCTCACGTCCTCGCAGATCGTTGCAAAGATAGCAGCACGGCACGACATGAATGCGGTCATAACGCCCACAAAAACTAAGGCCGGCAAATATTACGATATTGACCATATCCGGCTGACCGATCAGCGCACGGAATGGGATCTGATGAGTTACCTGGCGCATCAGGAAAGTTATGCGCTGTACGTGCGCGGCAACACCCTGCATTTCGAGCCGAAAGCTTCACCATCAAGTGACCCGTATGTAATCCAGTGGAAAGCAGGCACGCCGGATGACCCAGTGGCGACGCTGAACGGATTGAGCCTGATACTTTCCCGCAATCTGACGCTTGCAAAAGACATTGTTGTGATCGTCAAAAGCTGGAACGTAAAGAACAAAAAAGGGTTCACCAAAACGGCCAAGGCCAAACACACCAAAAACAAGGTGCTTTACGGTGCGTCACAGCCAGCCGGTGAACCTCAGACATATTCATTTGTTGTGCCTGGCCTCACTCCTCAACAGGCGCTTGACTATGCGCAAGCGAAGCTGCGAGAGATCACCGCGCATGAGGTCAAACTGAATGCCACGTTGCCCGGTGACAGCCTGCTTGATGTGAATGTCGTCATCCAGCTTACGGGTACCGCATTCGCACAGATTTTCTATCCTGACTCGATCATCCGCTCCATGAGTTTTGAGGGCGGCTATTTAATGGAAGTTCATGCAAAGAATCACAGCCCGGACAGTGAGGTATTGGCATGAAAAGGATGTTAAACGCAATGCGCCAGCAGGCAATTTTGGCGCTCAGCGGAAAGGCCACGACTCGCATCGGCATCGTCTCAAGTTACAACCCAGCCAACTACTGCATCAAGGTACGGATTCAGCCTGAAGATAACGAGACGGGCTGGCTGCCAATCGGTAGCCCGTGGGTTGGTAATGGCTGGGGTATGTTCTGCCCGCCGGCAATCGGAAATATGCTTGAGCTCAAGTTTCAAGAGGACAGTATTGAATCAGGGTTGGTGGGTTGGAATTATTACAACGATAGCGACCGCCCGCTGAATGTGCCGAGCGGTGAATTCTGGCTGGTTCACCAAAGCGGTTCATATCTTAAATTCACCAATGACGGCGACGTATTGATGAATGCTGCCCGCAACATGACCCTGCAGGCGCCGAACGGTACGCTGCGACTCACTGGACAAAATGTGCAAATCCATGCCGCGATTGCTTACTCCTGGGATTCGGGTGGCTATGGCGAAAAATGGACTTGCAACGGCTCTCCGAACTGGGAGCACAGGACTTGGCAGGCAACCGCCATTGTTACCTCTGTCACGCTACCAATTCACCCGCCGGAGGGTTCGTAATGAAAGATTGCAACCAATACTACGGCAACGATATAGCGGCATCGGCTACCGGCGATCTAATGTCGGTCGAGGGAACGGACAAGGGGCAGCAAAGGATTT